AGATAATTTTCTACCAGCAAATTGGTTCATATTATTTGTTATTTTATTTTTGAATTTACTTTTATTATTTACATGTAAAATACTTGTGGTTGCCATAGCACCACCATTGACAAATGGATTAATAGTTCTATTTTTAGAATTTTCAATTGCTTTTAATGAATTAAATTTTCTATATGATTTTTCAGAACCAATCATATTATTTATTAATAATTCCCCATTTTCTTCTAGTGCCAATGCTAAAGAAAAAACTTTACTTACAGATTCAATAGCAACTTCAAGATCACTGTCACCTACATTAAATTCTTTACCTTCCAAAGTAAAAATAGAAATAGCATATTTAGTTGGATCAACATTTTTTAATTCTGGTATATATTCTGCATTTTTCCCACCTTTTTTGTTTTTCATTTTTTCATATACTTGATTAAGTAATTCTTGAATATCCATATATATTAACCAAAGAAGGAAGTTATAGATTGTAATCCTTCATTCATATTATTTGTTTTTCTGATGAATGGATCAAATAAAATTGCTTTCACTTCTTTATTTCTTAAGGATTCCTCTTTTTTTCTATAATCTTCCCCTTTATATTGTTTTCTTAAGGACTCTAATTCATTTTTCCATGTACGAAGAGTAAATCCCTTTTTCTTTTTAAAATCACTAAGTTGTTCTAATACAAGAGCAAATACCTGTTGTACAGGTTTCATAATTTGATTTGTAATATAAAATGAATAGTTGATTTTTATATTATTTTCTTCTATATATTTGGGATGTTCAATTCTTTCACCTTGTAATGCTTTCTTGTCTGGATTATGAATATAAACAAATGGAATTCTATCCCCAACACTTGGTTTATTACCAGGATCTCTTTTTCCGATTCTGTCTGCTAATACTTTATGTGCAATTTGTTTTGGATTTTTATATCCTGAACGTAAAGATTTTGTAATAATCAGTTTATCCATATTGTATTTTTCATCAATCACATCTTGTAATGAATCTTTAAGAAATTTAACTGCTTTTTCTACATTTTTTTCTTTCATTAGAATATCAATTATACCTCCATATACATCTTTTACAATCGGAGCATTGTCTCGTCTTTTTAATACGATACCCATAGATTTTCTGTAACATTTGTTTGGGTCATCTTCATATAAAAGTCCTACATATCTCTTTTTAGATAATAGACAAAACGGTAAGAATGTTTTTTCATATTCAAGATCATGGGGTCCCTTTAAGAATTTTGTTGCTAAAATACCTGCTTGTTTTGCTAATTCAATTGTAATTTTTAATGCTTTTTGTCCTAAAATATCCTTATTTTCCATTGTTTTTAGGTTAAACTTAAAGAATACCGAATCCGTATCCCCGTAAACATATTCTGCGTTCGTTTTTACTAAACCATCTTCTTGTGTTTCAATGGTTCTATCTTTATATCCTTCTTCGATTACCCTCTTTGCATAAGTAAGAAGTTTTCTACCAATTGCGGTTGTAGAAGCGGCGCAATCTTGTTCATAAAATGTACTGGTTTTTGCTCCTGTTTGACCATACATAGAATTTGCTGTAATTTTAATACTAAGTTGTCTTTTATCAAGAATATTTTTCATAAAATCATCTTTTTCATTTGGAATTTGTTTTCTAGTTTGTTTTCTAGCAACTAAGAGTTCTTTTAAAATCGATGGCATAATTGCGTTACCTTCGTTATATTGAGCAAATCTACATACTTTATAACCAACCTTTACTTTCTCAAGTGCAGATTTTTCATTCCCTCCTTTTCGTTGCCATTTGAATGAATCATATTGAATATCTACATATTTATATCCTTCTAAATTATCATATATATATATTCCTTCTTCATTTTTTTCACCAATTTCTCTAACAATTTTTCCATAATTATTATATTCTTTTGTCCACACTTTACTATCGTGAGATATATTTTCACTAATCATTGCGGATGGATATAATGAACTAAAATCAACACAAGCAACAGGTTCTTCTAAATAAAGATTACATTTTGGTTCTAATACAATAGCACCTTCATAACCTTCATTTGATTGACATTTATCAATAACAGGCATTAGAGTATTTTTTTCTCTACATTTTTTAGCAATATAACTTGTTAATTTAATACCTTGTCCTCTTAATACAAGAAATTCCATAGGAACACTACATAATTTAGCCATTTCAATAAAACCTGTTATAACATCAATCTTGTTTAATAGATGATGAACTAAATTACAATCTTGAATACAATATTTTGCGATAACTGCCCTTTCTTTTGGTCCTTCATTTGTCATTCTAAAAATATCTTGAGGAGTTACATCATCTTTAGACAAACCCCATCTCACTTTTTTATTCATGTCTGGTTTTTCATTACCATTGATAGTAAACATTTTGTTTTCTTTGTCAATAGATTGAATCATAAATTTTTCACCATCTTTATAGGAATCAATAGAATGTGATTCTTCTTCGAAGTTAACATATGTGCCAATTTCAATTCCAGTAATATTTTTTGTATAAATATATGTAGAATCCGTTTCTTGATTATATTCTAATTTCTTTACATAATCTCCAATGAAATAACCAGAAACATAATCAAGTTTATATTGCATTAATGAATAGTCTCTTCTTAAATAATTATACATATCAATTTGAACTCGTCCATTCATTTTAATATATTTCAAATCGTGTTGTCCGCTGGCAATAACAAGAGAACTCTCTTCTATTTTCATTTTACCTGTTTTATAATCTTTATTATAACATAATTCATTTTTGTTTCTTGATAATTTCATAAATGAATTCATAATGTTTAATTCTTTTGCTCTTGAAAACATAAATTGATAATCAAAACCGAAAATATTATAACCAATTAAAATATCTGGATCTTCTTTTTGAATAATTTTTGTCCACGCTAACATAAGTTCTTTTTCATTATTACATTGTTCAATAACCGCACCTTCAATATTTTCACAAGTATCAGAAGATATACAATGATTTAAATAAGGTTTTGTATCTCCATATTTCATAAATGTTGAACCTATAAATGTAATTTTATCTCCTTCTACTTTTGGTAACTTATAAGTAAGAATATTATTTAAATTATGTATTTTAACATCTCTTTCAATATCATCGTTTAACAAATCAATGAGGGTTCCTTTTTTTTTATATTTATTTGATTTATTTTTTAACCAGAATGGAAGTTCTCTTTCTTCCGTTACTTCTTCATGAACTTCATCATCGATTTTACTAGTTTTGTAGTCATAATCCATATCGTCAATTTTCGAAACATTCAATTTATGAATTTCACATAATAATTCGTGTAGTTTTTCTTTTGTAATCGTTTTTTTTACATATATTAAATCAATATCTTCTACTGATTCTTCAAAACCAAAAGATGTATTTACCATTTTATTAAATAATTTTGTATCTCCATCTTCATAATATTCCCATTCGTCTACAATATTTTGTGCTAATTTTTTGTAGGTTTTTTCTGCCAATGGAAAATCTCCGTGACTACTGCTCGCTTCAATATCAAAACTACAAATTTTGTAAGGAACCGGTGTTTCTTTTGTAGTTAGTGGAATAATATGATTATAATCTATAATAAACTCAAAATGACAAGAAGTTTTTTTTGGAGTTTGTTTCCTTGTCTTATTATTAGGAAGAGCAATCCAACCAGTTGGACTAATATCCCGTATATGGAATAACCGAAGTAATGGAGGAATATTAGACTCATAAAGTCTTGTTTCATACTCACAACATTCATAACCTTTTTCATTAAGATGATGAATTGATGTATCGTTTTTTTTTGTAGTAGTAAACCATAAATTCTTTGTTTTTTTCATCGTGGATTCACATTTAAACTTTAATAATACAAAGTTATATTCCTTTCCACCATCAAAACCATATAATTTCTTTCTTTTTAATAGTTTTGTACTAACAAAATGTTCCGAATGATAATCTCCAATATCATTTCGCACTTGTTCCTCTAGTTCTGCACGTTCTGCTTCGCCCCATGAATCTCCAACAATGACATAAAAGAATGGTGTATATTTTTTGACATTCAACGAAAATGTTTCTCCTTTTTCATTTAAACCAAACATTTGAACCTCAAATTCTTTTTCTTTTATCTCATTTGTGTTTTCTTTGTCATAGACATTAAACGCCAACAAACGAACTGCTTTACTCATTGAATTATATAATGTAATTCATTTTAATCAATTTATTAAAGTATTAATATTCATTATTTTAGTCATATTCATTTTTTTCTTTGAAACAACATATTTATTAAATACGTCGTTTTGAATTACATCTTTGGGTATATGTTTATTTACAATACGAGCAATCATTTTATACAATTTAAAATCTGGGTATCGTTCATCTCCATTTTTTTTATAAAGAACATTCTTTTCGTTATCATCCAAACACCAATTTTTTATAAGTTTCGATATATCAGATTCATTCTCCTCTAACAGGTCATACATAGAACAACCTAGGCGACATAAATCAAAACTATAGTTGGGTTCTACACGATCTTTTTTAGGATTATAATAGGGTTCAAAATTATATTGTGTCGCAGCGTCTCCTTTTGGGTGGAAACTATCACTACAAAATAGTTTATCATCATATTTGTAAATAGAACGTCCAAAATCTATAATTTTAAATATTCTACCAAACGTAGGAACTTTGTAGTGTTTGTCTAACCATTTATAGTATAAATATTGTTTATCTGTTTTTTTATACATAATATTATTTGTATGTAGATCATTGTGTGTAAAACTAAATAATTCTTTATAGGTGATTAACATAATTAAAACTTGAAATATTGCACTTGTAAGTTCATCATCACTCATACCTTCTTCTAACAAACTATCGAATGTATTATCACATTTCTCAATAGCAATTAATTGTACAGGGAATTTGTGAATATTACATATAATATCTTCTACAGTTTCAATACTAGATGCTTCACTTGAAACTTCATCGTCACTTGAATCATCATCATCATCGTCATCGTCGTCACTATTTGACATTGTAGAAGAACATTCTGAAATATTATCATTTTTATCTTCTTCTTGAACAAATAATGTTTCCATATCTTCTTGTTCGCACATACTTACATCGCACTCAATATCTTCAACGTCAAGTAAAATATTAAAATCATTTATAGATAATTTTTCTTTATTATTTCTAGTAAAAACCTTTTCTTCACAATCTACAATATCAAATAATGATCCTATATTTTTTTTAAAAAAATCGGATTCATATAAATATTCTCCTTCATCTTCAGCATTATATAGAAAATTTTCTTTAATTGCTAAATAAGAACCATAAAAATCAATACCATGGATAAATTGTTTTTCATTTAAAAGTTTAGATATTATAAAATAAAAAAAACTATCTACATAAGAAGAATTATTATAATCATAAATTTTTGTTGTTTCTTCGCTATGAAAGGTTGGTAAAATATTATTCATATCTATTTTTTCTATTCCTCTCATATACTTTAATGGATCAAGTAATGGAGAGAATTTAATAAAGATATCTTTTTTTCTACTAGTGATTTCAGAACAAGAAATGTCCTTGACTACATTACATACAAATAAATTTTCACTATTTCTCTCTACAATAGAATCTATAAAGTTTACATTATTTAGATTTATAATATTATAATTTTTTTCTGAAAGACTAAAAAATCTTTTATAAATAGGTATGTAATTTTGTATTTCTTGAACTCCGTAGTTTTTAATATCAGAAAATAAATTATCATTTTTATTTTTTTTATAAAATATATTCATAATTCTTAATAATAAATATTATTTGTTATTTAAACTTAATAATGCGAAAATACTAATAAATTATTATATAAATTTATCTAAATGGCTGAATTACAATTAAATAAATTTGATTTGAGACAAATAAATTTTGATCCAAAAGAAAATAAAGGTCCTGTTATTGTTTTAATTGGTAGAAGAGATACAGGAAAGAGTTATTTAGTGAGAGATCTTTTATATCATCAACAAAGTATACCAATAGGAACAGTTATATCTGGAACAGAAGCAGGAAATGGTTTCTATAGTGAACATATACCTAAACTATTTATACATGATGAATATAACACTGCTATTATTGAGAATGTATTAAAAAGACAAAAAAATGTCCTTAAGGAAATGAAAAAACAAGTAGAAACATACAAAAAATCAAATATTGATCCTCGTACATTTGTTATTTTGGATGATTGTTTATATGATTCATCATGGACAAAAGATAAAATGATGCGTCTTTTATTTATGAATGGTCGTCATTGGAAAGTAATGTTAATTATTACTATGCAGTATCCTTTAGGAATACCACCAAATTTAAGAACAAATATAGATTATGTTTTTATATTAAGAGAACCTTATATAGCAAATCGAAAAAGAATTTGGGAAAATTATGCAGGTATGTTTCCTACATTTGAATCTTTTGCCCAAGTAATGGATCAATGTACCGAAAATTTTGAATGCTTAGTTGTAAATAACAATGCGAAATCAAATAAATTACAAGATCAAATATTTTGGTATAAAGCAGAACATCATAGAGATTTTAAATTAGGTTCAAAAGAATTTTGGGAAATGTCCAAGAATATAGGTTCAGATGATGAAGGTGAGACATATAATCCGAATAAATCAAAAAAAATATCTCAACCGATTAATGTAAAAAAAAGTAAATGGTAATTAATTAAATATATTCTTTTTATACATTTTTACAAACAAATATATTCCAAGAATACCAACTGTAGCGTAAAATGTTTTTATAAACAAATCTTCATCTTCATAACTTTCATTTATAAAATTTTCTTTTGTTTTACATTCTTTTGATTTACATCTTATTTTTGTTAAAGGATTTATACATTTACTTATATTACAATTTTTAATATTTTTACAACTAAATAAACAAGGGTTTAATTCTTTGATCTCTCTATCTAATACATAACCTTCTCCTTCTGTGTAATTATTCTCATTATCGACTACAGGTAATTTTACAAGTGTACAAGGACTGTCATCGCCAGTGATGACTGCATTTAAAAATCCCATAGGATCTAATCCTGATTGTGTATTTTCAATCATTCCAAATACCAATCCTCTTGTATCACTACTCATATTTCCATTTTTAGAAAAACCTGGAATATAATCTCCCATTGTGATATTATTTATATATATAGATCTATCTACTTGATTTTCTCCACTTTTACATTTTCCTGCCGTTTTATAAAAAAAACGATTACCCATTACATCTCTTTTTGCTCGAGATGCTCTACTTTTTCCTCTAATAATTATGTCAATATAATCAAGAACAACTTGTATATTTTTTTCAAATTGTTTTACCTTTCTTCCTGCGCCGATCTCATTTGGTTTTTTTATATTTGAAGAATAATCATATGTTTCAAAATTTTCAGTATTCATACTATAAGAAAACAAAATATATATAGTATATATGAACTTTATGTTATATAGAAGACAACCACAGGTGAAAACTATTTCAAGTACCGAAAAAAATGTACCATTAAATGTATTTAATGAGAGAAGTATAAACTATATACCTTTTAAATCCCAACCAATAAAACATTGGAGAAAACAATTATCGAATAATAATGATTGTAAAAAGGTAATCTATGAAGAAGGACATAAAAGTGTAAATTTATGTGGTGATTGTGACCCTAAAAAAAGAATAATTCGTAGTGGTCGTACAAATAATAAAAATAATTATCATCATTCTACTAAAAGTTATTTAAATTCTAAAGCAATATCTTGTGACACAAATATATCTGTGAGTCAAAATATAATATGTAATGGAGAATTTACAACTACAGAACGTATTGAAAAATATAATAATCATAAATATTCTCAACAGGGTGCTGTTTCATCATCAACCCGAATAATAGATTTAAATCGGTTGAATAGTGGAATAAAAAATTCATTTTTAGATCGAAGTTCAGGTGTTTGTGTAAATTAATATAAGTAATTTTCACACCATTTTAAACATTTCAATAAATTATTTTTTTTTATATTTTCTAATTTATTGAGAGAGTCTTTTTTTTGTAAATTAATAAGATTTAACGTCATAATTATATTTTCCATTTGTTGTTGTCCATATATTGAATTATATTCTTCTATTTTATTAATATACATACAAGGTATTTCATGTTTAAAAAGTCTATAAATATTATCTTGACAAGAATATATATTTTTTATGAATGGTAATATAAAACTAATATCGTGTAATCTAAAATCATTACATACTAAATATTTTTCAGAATTAGCATTTCTACTTGTTTGTGGTTTTATTATATGTACGTTTTCATATAACAACGATAATAAATATATAATATCAACCGACAAATACGTAAATGTATCAAATACTTTTAAAATAAAAGTTCCTCCTTTTTTTTGTACAAGAATAGCGTGTGATATTTCATATAATATTAATTTTAATGCAAGTTGTTCTTGATTATTATAATCATCAGAGAAATCAAAACCACCGTCAGCAGTAACTAAATCAATTGTTTGGTTATAATTTTTATAACAATATAATAAATTATGATATTTACTTAAATCACCTGTTTTATCTTGTCCATATTCTACTTTTACATTTTTATTTTTATTTAGAAAGACTTGTGATTTTTTCCATCCAGGAACGTTTATGTCATCATCTATAAGCGTCATTGTATTATAAACATCATTGGGGTTTTTACGAATATCAATCAACGCCTGTACGAATCCACCAGGACCTTCGGCAAAATGGAATGTTCTTATTGGTGTTTTATTTTCACATATATTGAATACCTTTATAATTTCTATCATTTTATAATAAGACCTCGATAATGGTTGTAATAAATAAGGAAACAATTTATTAGTTTGTATTTGTATATATTCATATGTATTTGTATATTTTTTATATTTATCCCATTCTTTTTCATCTTGAACTGAATTTTTAGTATCATTTAAATATTTTTTTAATGTTTTATTAATACAAATATCAGAATTCTCTTTTGTTGTTTTAATATTGTTGTAATCAATAAACTCTTTATTAAAAAAAATATATGGATATTTATAATAGGTCATACATTGAATAGATGAAAATGTTTATATATTATACAAAATGTTTATTTATATGTTTCTGAATATCAAAAAATTTAATTGGTTCTGTAACATTTAACAAATCAGATAATTCTTTATTTGGTGTAATCCAAACTGATTTCGATAAATTATGTTTCTTTATATAAATATTTAACTCTTTCGTCACCTCTGTTCTTGCCATGAATGTCCCTTCATTCTTATTAAAAAAATTACATAGTTCATTTGATACTTTTGTTGGTTTTGCAAAACCAGAAGGTGGTTTTTCTTTTTTTTCTATTTCAATTTGTTTTACTTTTTTATTATTTTTTTCTAATTTTTTTAATAATTTATCTATTTTTTTTTGTTCGAAATTTATTATTTTCATACTCTCTTTGATTTCGTCAATAAGTTTTTCATTTTCTAACATTCATATAATTATAATATTATCTTTATATGAATTTATCTTTTTTATTTAAACACTTTCTTCAGCGCTGGTTTTGCTTTTTTTAGATTTTACATTGCGAGTCTCGCACATGAGTTGATGTCCAAGAATACCTGTTACACGATCAGCAACCATTCGTGTGGAACCATCTTTCTCTTTTTCTACTACATAGAAGTTTACATATTCGCCTTCAACTAGATAATGATATTGATCATTCGATGTGGAAAGGGCGGAATGGTGTACAAAAACATCTCTGGATTCGTCTTCATCAAGACTTTTGATAAATCCAAAACCAGATTTCATATTAAACCATTTTACAATGCCAGTGAGTTGTTTGCTTTCCATTATAATAGTATATAGTTAATATTCTTTAAATCTATATTTATAAATGTTTTATTAGTTTCTGAATATATAGATAATTCGGTGTATCTGTAAATAAAAGTGAATCCACATATTGATATAATTTATAAAATATTCCATATGAAAATTCTCTCTTCATTGATAAAACCATTTCTATATTATTTTCATTGATCCAAGGTAATCCTTGGTATAAATATATTAATGTGTATAATATAGAATATATATCGTCTCTTCTTGATGGTTTGTCACCTTCATGTATATATTTACTGCAAAAATTCAAAGTACCAATGATTTTATTATTTTTTGAATTTTGAATATGAATATTTTTTATCATATAAGGAACAGATAAACCAAAATCAATAAAATATATTTTGTTTTTATATTCTAATATATTTTCCGGTTTTATATCTCTATGGATTATACCTTTACTATGAATATTTTTTATAATATCAATTAGTTCAATACCTATAATTTTTAATGAATGTAGATCAACATTAAATGTATCGATTGACTCTCCTAAAACATCAATTACCATATAGTTAAATTTACCTTCAATACCAAACTGTCTTATGTTCGGAATACCTTTTAATCCTCTTAAATAATTATACATCTTTGTTTCGTGTTTTAAGAGAGAATTTTTCCTGTTTTCTTCTATTTTAATTGCAATCTTATTTTTTGTAATAATATGATATCCACTCATAATTATTCCAAATGATCCATTTCCAATTTTATGATTTAAAATATATTTTTTATTTACAAGAATATTCATTATACTTCTTCAGGAGATACATTTAATTTTGTTAATGTTTTATGTTTAATATTCTGTTTTTGTAATAGATGTTTCACTACAAATGGACTCATTGATATCATATTTACAATAGTTTGATAAGAAAACTTAATACATGTTACTTGTTCATTTAGTTTAATACTATACCACCAAAACGAAGGAATATATAATATTTGTCCTTTTTTTATTGTAAATTCTAAGAATTTTACTTTTTCAAAGAATTCTTTGTATTCTTCTTGAATATTCCAAGGATTATATGGTGATTTAAATTCATAATGTTCATAATCACAATCTTCTCTTAAAAATCTAGAACTTATCGGAGGTGTTAATTTAATTGTAATCTCTCCTTCTGTTACAATAAATATAGTTCTGTCATTCATTTCATATTTTAGAGGTGTCCACATATTTTCAGAACCTAATATCAAATCATAATTACAACTACCAACTAAATAAGGTCTTATAAAGTTATCCCTTTGTCTTAATTCTTTAATTAATCCAGTTTCATTTAAAAATTTTTCATTATTTTCACATAAATAATCTTTTTTTAAATTCTTTAAATTTTTCATTTTTTCTTCCACACTATAAAAATCATCGTTACGTATATTTACATCAAAAACTCCATAATTTTTCTCTATATTGTCTCTATATATATCTAGCGAATCAAACATAGGAGATTCTAAAATAATGGGTTGTTTTATATTACATATTTCTTCATAATTATCTTTTGTTGTGTTATATACTTCAAAAATTTCCAAATCATTTGATTTTTTAAATTGATGATTTATGTGTATATATACAAATAACAAAATCATAAAATGTACGATATTTATTAATATATTCATAGTATATTTTAATAAATATTTTTTTATTAATTAGACTTATTAATCGTTTACTTCTAAATTTTCCATAGGTTTTACTACAGAATCATCAGATTCATCAGAATCAGTTTCACTGATATTGATTCTACTCATTAATTGTTCCGTTAATGTTTCAACATCCATTTTTAATTTAGAAATAATAGAATCATTATTTTTCATTTGTTCTTCTAAAGATTTTAATTTTGAATTTTTTTCTTCCATCATAATCAAAAACTGATTTAAATCATCATTCAATCTTTCATCAATTTCTTTTATTTTTGTATCAAGTAAATCCATTTTTTTAATATTTTCTTTATTATTTTTATGAATTATTGTTTCATGAAGTAAAACAACTTCTTTTAGTGAAACATTTCTATCATTTAAGGGTTCTGGTTCCGGTTCTGGTTTTGTTTCCCCACGTGTGCGTCTTCTTTTTGCGGCAGATAATCCAGCAGAACTGCTCATATAATTTATTATAATATTTATTTAAGATATTAATTACGCATTGACATTTTATTCACACTGTGGCATTTATAATTTTGAATTTCAAAATCTTCAAATGTATAATCTTCTATCTTCTCCCTCTTTTCCTTTATATTTATTGTTGGAAAGATATAAGGAATATTATTCAATTGTTCTTTTAGTGGTTCTAAATGGTCATCATAAATATGACAATTTCCTATATAATATTGAAACGACGTAGCATTTAAATCACAGTGTTTTGCTATTAAATGAGTTAAAAAACTATAAGATGCAATATTAAAAGGCACACCTAA